GCCAGGTCAGCCACGAGTTTATTGCTCAACAGCTTGAAGAGATCTTGACTGATACTCAGGATGCCAGGCTGACTGCTGCGAACTTCACAATCACTAGAAAAGCAGCCACCCTCTTCATTAAGAGAAAGCAGGAAGAGAGAGACTTCGATATTGAAGTTGAGGATGGCCTGAGTGGTGACGCGTTGCAGCTAGTTCGCGGCGAAGTGCAAAACGAAGCAGACTTGCCTACATATGCTATAGATGGAATGGTAGTGAAGGTTGTCGGCAAGCCGAGTATCGAAAGCGACGATTCCTGGTGGGAGTACAGCGACCCGATAGCTTCTATCAACAACCCGCTGGACAAGGGTACGTGGACGGAGACAGGCGAGCCCGGCACCTTCCGGAACTTCGACGACAGCACCATGCCGCACAGGCTGGTCGCACAGGGCATCCGTTTCGTGGATGATGTGGTGATGGAGAGGAAGGCATAGTCATTTTCAAGCAAGCCGTCCTGCTGTAGCTCGCGGTTATAGAATACCACCGTTATAGGAGTGAACACCCTGCTCTCACGAAGGATTATGTCCGTGAAGGATGATCCCTGCTGCGATGGAATCTTAGTAACCTCGAACCGAATGAGATCGGCGGGCGGCTCAAAGATATTGAGCTGCTCTGTCGTCGCATCCCGGAACGTCCAGGTAAACGGCGAGGCAGAGTTGGGGGCGATCTCAAAGCCCCATTCCGTATTGAAGCGCCAGCCCATAGAGAGGACTTCACGCATCACATTGATGATTGTCTCTTTGGCGAGCGCCGTGTCCGGGCGAGTAGTCGTATCCAACTCGGCCTGCAAAACAGCGCCTTCTCCAATGGCCGACAGCAAGAAGTTGAAAGCCTGCAACTCCGTGGTATCTACAATCTGCCCGAACTGCTGCGCCATGGGTTACTCCGTAGGTGGGCCAGTGGGGGCAGCAGAAAGCCACCCCCATAGGCAGGTTGCGTTACGAGGTCTTCGCCTCGACAGCCGCTTCCGGTCGCAGGATGCCGTGACCGAGGGCGTACTTCGCCACGATCAGCGTACCCTGACGCCGAATGTCGTACTCCATCTCGACCGACAGATCAACCAACTTCACGGTTCCTACTGCGGAACGATGCGCGAAGGCGATCAGGCTGGTAGTGAAATCACCCTGATACGCGGACGGACCAGTGGTGATATTCGAGGTGGGCAGGTTGTTCGTCTTGACGATCTCCATACCGTAGAGCATGAAGATTTTGCCAGACTGCACGGACCCGCTACCGTCACGGTTGAAGTCCACGTTGATCGTCTTGGTGCCGCTGTTGATGAGGGTGTAGTACATGAGAGGCTTCACATACATGAAGCGATCTTCCTCAGGCACGTTCTTCTCATCGAAACGCCGAGCCGCCGTAAAGGCAGCAGTCACAGCGTTATCAGCAGTAGCCAACGAGGCATCGGTAATGACAGTCCCGCCGTCTCCACCCGAGACGGTCGCCGTAGCCCTCGCGGTTAGATAGATCACCTGAGCGAGGTTCTTGTCCAAAGTACGAGCGAGGGCCGCGCCCACATCGCGCGAATACTCCGCCCGCACATCGTAGTGATTCATCGCCTCGTCAATTAGGGCGATGAAACGGTCAGCGACGAGCAAGTCGTCAATAGTGATGATCCGCTCGTTGGCGTTGACCGTGGTACCGAGCAACTCAACACCGGGCGTATGGAAGGACGCGGTGCCTTTCCACGTCGCCGGGAACTGAGCACTTTTCCCACTCTCAATCGAGCGCACCCGCGTCCGACTGAGAAATACATTAGTCTCTGCAAAGGCAGCGAGGACTTCACCAGCAAACACCTTGAGGAACAAGGCTTTCGCGTCACCAGCGGAGTCCTTCTGACCTAGCCTAGACGGGATGGCGTTAGCCATTTGTCTCTCAACTTCGAGTTGGCGTAGGGTGCCAGGAAGGTTCTACAGGTTGTCGCCCGCAGGCGGCCAGAGAAACAGTTGGCGGTCACCCCTCCTAATGAGGAGTAGGTGGGGGTGCCGGGGAGGCAGGCTGGCAAAGGAGGAGGAAATCCAGCGCTTACGCGTCCCCGGCAGGGGGGAACTACGGTTACTTTTTCGGCTTCTTCGGCACCACTTTAACGCGCCGAGGTTTGCCCTTATGCTTTGCCATTCAACTTCTCCTGAGTTCGATTGTACTGGTAGTACGCTGCGTTCCCGTAGAGAGGCAACAGCATGGTGACGATGACCCCGGTGTCAATCAAAACTACCGGGGCACCCTTCACCGCTGCGATGATAAGCAGAGCGGACTGCACGACTGCGAGCAAGCCCGTCACTGTATAGGCGATGTACAGACCAGTGGGACGTGCACGCCGCACGTACCTGTCCTCGCTTCTGATCGCTGCAAGTTCGAGATCAACAAGGCTTTGAAAGGCGTTGTTGCTCAACTCTTCCAGCTTGATGTTGAAGGCATGGACAGCAGCTTGCGCGCTGTTCACCAGCGTCATCTTTTCTTCGGCTGTCGTGCTGATCTTGTCGGCGAAGCCAGTGATCTCCTTAACCAGCTTAGCTCCCGCTGACACTGCGCCTGTAATCAGGCTGATCGGGTTGAATGGCATTACTTCACCCCAAACATCTCGGTGACTGCAAGCCGCTGCTCGACCACCTTGCGTACGGCGGGATCGGTCTTGTACCCCTTCGTATTCATGGCATCGATCACTTCCTGCTGCGAACCGAACGGCTTGGCGCCAGCCCCGCCACCAGGCAAGCCTTCACCTGCCACCAGGTCCCCGTCAACCCCGACGGCGGCGCTGTACTTGGCGAACACACCCTCGAACGCCATCTTCAACGCTTCCGTGTTGCCGGAGTCGAGAATGTTGTTGTAGGCAGCAGCTTCCGCTTCCGTCATGTTCGCGCTAGCCCACTGGATCGTGGCCTTGAGAATCTCTTCCGAGCCCGCGATCTCTTGGAGCATGTTGCTCTGCTGATCCGCGACAGCCTTCCGGCCTTCGATATACTCTTCGATCCGAGCCTTCGGGATGCCGGCCTTGTCTAGCTCCGCGAAAGTTTCCGGGGAAAGGAACCCCTTCTCACCAAACTCGGTGTTCGCCTTGGCCAACAGATCGGCCGGAGCCTGAGACACCTTGGCATCGGCAATCGCCTTGTCAGCGATGACCTTATCGGCAACAGCCTTCTCGTCGGCGGCCTTCTGCTCCGGAGTCTGTCCTAGCTTGACTTCGAGTTCGCCGTAGGCTTTGACCATTGCCTCCACCGACTCGAACTTCTCGGGAAGCCCCTCGGGACGATCCGTCTTATCACCCTCGCCCGACTTGACATCCCCTTCGCGCACCTTGACTTCTAATACGCCCTTATCAGCATCGCCAGCTTTCACCACTACGTCGCCGGTCTTAACATTAGGGGCACCCTTCTCTGTGTCCCCTACGAGGGGAACGACGATCCGGTCGACCATTACCGATCCTCGATGACGACGGTATGCATGCGCCGGTTGCCGTGATTGTCTACTGACTCAACCTCTTCCTGCCAGATGGCGGGGAGGTAGGACTGCGTGTCAGCGTCCAGCTTCGGCCCCTTGTCGAACGGGCGGCCGTCTGTATGCCGGCCATAGGGAGCGTCTTTCTTCTCCTTCTCCACGTCGGACAGCGTGTCGGGTCCGATGTTCTTCTCACCTGTTTCAGTGAGCGTCAAGTCCGCTACATCTTTCTTCTCCGCCACAACCGCGCGTGAGCGCTTGTTAGACGGGTTGGCGTTCGCCATGTTTCCTCCTTACTGCTGTTGTTGTTGTTGTGCTTGGTCCGCTGCGCTCTGCTTCATGGTCGCCTCGGCCTGCTTTTGTGTGGCCGTTATAGCAGCGGGACCAATGCGGTTGAGCGTCTCCGCCTGCACTTTGGCCTGGCGAATCGCTTGTACTTCATCTTCACTTCGGATCATAGTCTCCACGTCCATCCCCAATGCGAGAGCACGCCTACGGAGATAATCACCGGGAGATACATACTCTGCTATGGCGTCTGGGCCAAACGCTTGACCTAGACCAAGGAGAAGTACATCGAGTTTGCTTAGATCGCTAGAACGCCCGAGCCCTTCGAGCCCGGTCACGATCTGCGGCGCGATAGCTTCGTCGGGCAGCGACGGGAGGTCTCCACTCTTGGCCATCAGAGCCATAAGTCGAACCACCATAGGACGCTGCATCTCTTGAGCGAGGGTGGCATATACACCACCGAGAGCCTGCTCCAACTCGCCGGCCACAAACCGAATTTCTTCGGCCGTAACTCGCTCTGCCTGCCGCGTTACGCTCTTGTTCAGGAGGAAAGCTTCCTCCATCCGCTTCTCCACCTTATCACCAACGACGGAGACAACCTGGAAGTCCGCAAACTTTTCCATCATGAGGATGGTCACATCTTTCGCGTCACCGTCTACAATGTCGCCGCTGATCGCATCCTGTAGATCCTGCTTCCGTGTGATGCCACCCTCGTCCACCATAAATAGAATCTTCGAGGCCGCAGCCGCGAACTCAATGATAGACTGAGAGATAGCTTCAAGCGAACGAAGATCCCCCATGTACTCTTCGACGAAGCCACGCCCATAATCTTCTCCGTCAAGGACTTGCCACCGAAGTGGGAAGTACGCAGGTTTATCTTTCGGGAACGTGCTGCGAGTACCGGGAATCTCCATGCCCTGTACTTCTTGAATGAGACGCCAGGTTCGCTTGTCGAGCCACAGCCGGGTGTATAACCAGATGACTTCGAGCGTCGAACCGGCATTCTTGCCCATCTGCTCAGTCCCCGCCTTAGCCTTGAGCAGGTCGGGGTTGACGTGTGAGATGATAGCGCGCACCTTCTCGGGAAGGTTAAGCGGGCTCAGCCCCTCGCGGAAGATGATCTCGATAGGCTCGCCAGTCAGGTCACGTTTGACCACGTATGAGTCGAGGCGGTGCATCTTGAAGTCACCCTTCGGCCCAATGTACAACAGCGCGTTGCCGGCCACCATCAGGTGCCGAAGTGTCTGATACATGGAGCGCCGCGCACCCTTGTGATCCATCCGGGTAGTGATACCCTTCTCGACCTGGCGGAGTGCTTCCTCGACCTCCTGAACAATATCCTGGTCGCCAGCATTTGCCTTCAACTCCTGCCACACCTTCTCTTCGATAGTCAATCGAAAGAAAGAGGCGCCGGGCGGGAAGAGGGCAAGTAACAGTTTGGCGGACAAGTTGTTGACTCCCCGAGCGCCGATGCTTTGGAAGGGCTGCGCCGAAAGACCGGACGAGCCCAACGACAAAATGTTATCTCCCCCTGTTCCTCGCGGAAACATGGAGGGGATAGTCAAGGCGGCAGCATCACCTGCGCGAGAGAGAAACACATTCCTTTCAGTCGCCAGCATTTCATACCGACCCTGCGCGGACGAGGGATCAACTGCGCTTATACCGCTTCCGCCGGTACCGTGGGCTGCCATTACCTTACCGCTCCAAGTCTATCTTGTGACTGATCTCTGCGAATCCTCAGGTCACCTGCCCCGGTGCGCTCCGCGTCAATCCGTAGGGACAGTTCGGGAGCCTCGGGGGGCGTGCCGGGGGCGCCAAACTCCCCGCTGAGTGCACGGTAGGCTTCGAAGCCAGCCGCCAACGCATCCAAGTTGAGCAGCGACCCGCCCTGATTACCAAGCACACCCACGTTAAAACTCAGGCCAGTAGCGTCGAGCCATTCCTGAAAACTGAGCCCAGGTGGTAGATCGAGGCCGGCACCCAAACTTGCTTGCGCGTTGATGCGTACCGGATCGTGACCTGGATGAGGCATTACACCCTCGTCGGTTCGATGTTGTCGTTCTGTCTGGCTTCCTCTTTCCGGAGGAAACGTATCACCCGCTGAACTCCGACAGCTACCCACACTTCGCGGTCGGTGAACTCTATAGTTGGCACCTTGTTAGGGTACGTCTCTTCTAGCCAATCGCACAACACCTTAGATACTGGCGGCGCGCCTGCTGATTTTATTCTCGCCATGGGTCCCCCTCTGTGGGAAAAATTCCGCTCCGGATAAGTGCAACCTAAGTCGTAAGTCTGGGGAGGGCCAGAACTTAACCCTCCCCTATTGTCTACGGTTATTAGGGCTAGTTACCCACCGCCCTCGGTGTGCATGTCGAGGTAGTGCTGCGTCAGGCTAGTCCATCTCTGCACCGCTTCTCGCTTGGGCATGTCCAGCAGTTCCCACAGCAGCGAAACCTCGCGATCGGCCGGCTCCGGGAAACGCTTGCGGACGTTAGGGTGGCAGAGCATGTGGGCCTCAGTGGCCGCGCACATGTCGTCGTAGCTCTTGATCGCCAGCTTGAACACAGCGCTCGGCCCCGGCACCATGAGTAGCGCCTTGTAGAGCCACACCTGAATCTTCTCCTGCAAATCACGCTGCTCCTTCGTCTTGAACGGAGGCATGATGTCGTTCGTCGCAAACTCGTGAGCGTCATGCCACAGCGCGAAAAACGGCAACAGCTTGTGCGGCGTGCCGAAACTCTTCTGCATCTTCATCCCCTCGTGCATCATGAGGCTGTGGTGCAACACGGAAAATGGTACGATAGTGTTGCTGCCCCACCGATTCATTCCGACGAGAGCACGAGCGATGTCGTTGACCGTAGGTAGGGTCCCCCAAAGTTCTATGTCCCTTCCGCTGATCGTAAACATGTTAGTAGCTCCTCATGGTTTCAACACGTCCGTCTGGCGCTCCACACCCCACCCACCGTTCCTCAACCACAAGTTCCACTTGTCCATGAGCGCAGTCATCTCACCCGCAGGCGGGCGGTCGTCTTGTAGGTTGCCCGTCTCAGTGGCGTCGATCAGAATGGCGATACACGCCATAGCCATGCCGAGGTGAGGCAGGCCGCTCCCCTGGTAACCATCGTCGAGATCGTGTCCGTCTATGTAGGCGAGGATGTGCCGGCGCGCGGCGCCAGCGTAGATCATACCCTTCACTCGCTTGGTCCGCCAGTTGAACGGGCCATACTTCGCAGCACCATAGCCCTGTGCCATAGCCTGATAGATCAGACCCGCAGGCGGCAGCAGTTCGAGCGGCACCTTAAACCGGCCAAGTGCATCCTTCGGGTTGTCGTCGAGGTACGCCATGTTCAAGACCTCTCCCTGAGCCGGCTTGTCCAGTTCCACGTACCATTTCTTGCGCGAGGACTCGCCGGGCTCTAACACATCGCCTCGATACAACGGAGTGTCCCCTACTTCTGGATTACTCATCCTGTTCCCCCTTCATAAAGTTGTACAGCGCCTCGATCTCGTCGAAGCTAGCGTTACTCAACAAATTGTTCGCGCGCCACGACATGAAGCGTAGGTTGCCGGGCACGTAGCCCTTTCTAGGATCAATCCTATCCAGCGACGGGCCATTCGGCCCACCACTCCCGTCTGTCACCAAAAGCACATCGAATACCGGGCATCTCATCGGTATCTCTGGGATGTCGTCCAAAGCAACCGTGAACACTTGCCCCCTGTGCTTAGCTCGATTTCTGGCTTGAATGTGTGCGTAATGCCGCTGATCCTGAGCCCGCCAGTCGTACATCCTTTGTGTCTCACACGGCTTGCAGCGCCAGTGTCCAGACCTGTTGACAACAGAGAGAGGGCAGCCGCAGCCTAGGCAGAAGTGGGCGGTTCCCACAATATGACCTGTTGTTTCTCAGCGTCCCAATCCTCGAAGCGACAGATACGCGCAAGCCTCGCATTCATGAGCGCTTCGTCCGCATCGAGGTCTGCCTTAGCGTACGCCCCGAGCACCGCTTCCCACATCTCGCCGTTCAACGCGAGGTCCTTGAGAACCTTCTTAGCCTTCACCGGACCGACGCCGGGGATACCCCTGTACCCGTCCGTCTGGTCGCCCGTCAGAGTTTGGAACATGTGCGCGTAGTCCGCTTCGAACGGTGTGATGAGAGTCTGTGTGTAGCCCTTGTCGGGATTGCACAGCCAGCCAGGCACCGTCTGCATGTCTTTATCCGGTGATACGATGACCCGCTCATGCTCATGAAGGCCGGGATGCGTAGCAAGTATGCCAAGCACGTCGTCACCTTCAAGAGTAGGCTTCTCGTGTGTCGGGTATATCTTGTGTATCCACTCTCGAAGCGGTCGGTAGTGAACAGGCTTCCGGCCGCTCCGCTTGCTCTTGTACAGGTTGTAGACTCGCTCGCGCCACCGCCCCATGACGCACGACAGCGCCACAAGTAGGTTGTCCGCCTCCAACTCTTTCAGGAGGCGTGCCATGCTCCGAGCGAAATGATTCTTAGCCCGAGCTAGGTCGCCCAGACGTACCCACATGTCGTCCTGCCACTCCACATCATACTCGGACGCGAAGCAGGCAGCGTGCACGTAGATGTCTCCGTCTACCAATAGGGTTCTCCCCATCTAGTGAGCCTCCGCCCAGTTCTGTCCGGTCTGACACTCGCCGTCGAGCGGCAATCGGAATGAATAATGTGCCTCCATGGCCTGTATCGACTCAATGAGGATGCGGCTCACCGCCTCCACATGCTCCGGACGAACGGCCAACTGTACCTCGTCGTGTATCCAAGCGAGCGCGGCCCACTCATGGTCCCACCCGCCGCCTGTAGGCGTGCCGAAGTGTTCGCACAGTCGTCGGTCGAACTCTACAATCCACCGCTTGCAGATCATGGCGCCAGTCCCCTGGATCAAAGTGTTGAGCGCCGAGTGCTCCGCTCGCGGATAGGCACGCCGGCCGTCAATCAGCCTGACGTAACCGTGCTCTCGGAACTGGAACTTCACCGCCTCAATCAACGCGTCGAGTGCTGGCAATGCAGACATAAAAGTACTGCGCGCACGTTTGCCCCGACTCCGACTACGGCTCTCCGGCTCGCCTGGCATGATCGTCACGCCTAGTTTGATGTCGCCGGCTCCGTAGATCAAAGCGTAGATGAAAGTCTTGCCGTCATCCCGCGTTATCGAAAGAATCGCCGCGTTCTTAGTGTGAACGTCGTCAGGCTTCGAAGCCAGTACGGCTTCACAATAGTCTCCGTTGTCCCACGGATACATGTAATGAGCCAGCGTCCTCAACTCTAACCCGGCAACATCCGCGCCAAGTTGGACCCAGCCCGGCGGGACATGCCAAAGAGCACGGCACTCGCGCCCATACGGTGACACCACTCGCGGTACCTGTGCTGCGTTCGGAGAAGCATGAGCCGCTCGCCCCGTAATCGCATGGCACTGTTTGCAGCGGTGATGAATGTGATACAGCCCAGTCTGCTCGTTAAGTTTGGCGTGTCCAATCCAAGCCTCCTTTCCTTCTGCTATCTGTCCGAGGCGTTTGTCGAGGACGAGGAACTTTCGGAGTGCCTCCACAGGCGGAAAGTCCATGCCAACCAAATGCTCCTCGTCAATCTTAGGCTGCCCCTTAGCCGTGAACTCA